CGTCGCCGACGCAGATGCCGAGGGCGAGATAATGCCTAGTATCCAAGGCAGCGTGTCGCCGAGATGCGCTGATGCGTCATACGCATATGTTTTGACGACAACCGGCAAACTTATTGCCTCGATGGCGGAATCAATCGCAGACAGATTGAGTTGAACCGCATCGACTATCGAGAACCACCCGTAGGCACGTGTCCCGAGCGGGTGTAACAACTTCATCAGGAGGCCCCGATAACGCTCAAAGGACTCGGCGGCTTTCACCACATAGGTATGATTGTTATAGAAATCCGCATCCTGTAAGTATTTGTTCGAACTCAAGAAGCTGCGATTCGTGGTGAACAGCCCCGCGTATTGCGTTTTCGCGCCAAGAACAGGCAACAGTGTTGCCGCGATGGCGTCAGCCGAAACCGTCGATCCGTGAGTTGCCGTAATGGTGATCGCATTAGCATCTGTATAGCCAACACCACTGTTGTCCACCACAACCGTTTTGATTTGTCCCGCACCTTGCACCGCAGCGAGTGTCGCAGGAACAAACAGGGGCGCGGCGGTACTCGCAGTACTCGTGCCCGTACTCGAACCGTTGGCCGCATCATAATACCAGAGTGCCTGCACCCTCGCATCCATCGCCGACACAGACGGTGTCGGTGGTACCGCATATCCGGTGCCCGCAGAGGTCAGCGCGATGGCATTAATGCTACCGTAATTGACAATCCCTCGCTCAACCATCGTCTTGATCGTCGCAGTAGGATACGTTGCAAAAGTATTCGCTGCGATGGCTGTTGCGACGGGCGTGTGCGTCGTAAACTCGGTATCACTCGCAATGGAGAGAACAACCACATCTTCACTAGTCGAGGGGAATCGCAGATGCGTGCCCTCAGTCAGCGCCGCAGTAAAGGTGGTCCCAACACCCGTCACGACGGTGCATGCCGCCGTTGTCGTTACTGTGCCTATCTGTGTGTTTGTATAGTCCTGTTTAACAACCTCACCAGTCTTCAACAACAAGATGGCCTGATTGGCGACGGTTTTTAAATAGAGTTGTGTGGTGCCGCTATCCGAGACTGCGTTGCCAGCCAGTCCTACCGTGAAATATCCGACCGGTGAGGCACAGGTCTCACACGTATTAGCGTTCTCCGCTGTATCATAGACACCACCACCCACAACGAAGATTTTCCCCGTGTGACCTCCGTCCACGGCCGTGTTCACGCTCACGAACGGCTGTGTCGACGTATCCACCACCAACATCGACAGGTTCGCTAACTCAGCGGTTGTGTGTGCGCTATCCGTCCAGACCCACGGTGTATAAAAATCCTTCGCATTAGCCGAGTCGAACACATAAGACACAAGAACGTCGAGATCCTTGCCGTCAAATGCCGCGACACCGGTCGAGTCGCCGTAGTCGGCCGTTCCCATTGTCACAGTCGCAGTGGTGTTACAGAAGGCCTCGATTGTCAAATCGAGATAGAGCGAATCGTCAGCGTTGTCTAAGGCAGAGATATACCCAGACGCACCCGAACCAGACGCGGTGCTAAAAAGAACGGGCTCATTGATGAGAAACCCACCGCCCGCGTCGGTGACCGAAACACCAGCAATCGAGCCGCTTGTGATTGCCGATACATGCCCAGAAGCATCATATCCACCACCCGCGCCCACACCTTCACTGAATGTGACAAGATCGTCGATATCATATTCGGTGCCGCCGGCGCCGACCGTGACACTGGAAATCCCCGACAGAATGGTCGTTTCAATTTCCGGTGTCACATCTACATTCAGCAGCGTTTGCCCTGGTTCGAACGTGCCGCGGAGGCTCCCATACCGCAGATACAATTCGTGAACTGGCAGTTGTTCTGGACCGACGAGTGACGAGACAATACGTTCGACTTCTGCGGTTGCCGTTGAACTCTTAATCGTTTGCGTTGTATAATATGTCGCGACATCCGCATCGACATACCCCGCATCCGACAGTTTTACTTTCAGCGACGCCGGCTCGGACCACGTAGCATCACTCGTCTTGAGGATGTCCGTTCGTGGGTAGTAGAGTTCGGCATCCGTATTAAAGAAGACGCGGAAGAACCACCTAATGCTATCTTCAGTGCCTTTGTTCTGGTAGAAATCGTGCAGGCTGCGCACAAACCAATCAGTGGAGATATGTGTGTACTGTGGATAGTTCTTGGCGAACATACCCACGAACTGAGTCTTGAACTCGTCAAGCGTTGTGGCGCTGTCTCGATATTCCATCAGCCGGCGCGCTTCGTATAGCGGGCCGCCATACACCGTCGTTGTATTCGCGGTCTCAACAGACGCAATACTGACGTTCGACACAGCGGTTGTCGGAGCCGTTTCCAGCGTCAGGAACGTGTCATTGGCGATAGAATTCTCGGTAGACCGTATGATGACTGTGGTGTTACCGCCCAGCAGGATGGATTGTCCCGCAATCAACTCAGAGGTGAAGAGTGTGCCTGTGCCGGTGAGTGTGGTGGGCGTCGTATTCGAGACTGTGCCCGTGAGAAGTGTCTCGCCGGGACCATACACAGACGTAATCGTCCGCGGCGACGTTGTCCGCTCTTCCTCAAGGAAGCGGATAAATGCCGTCACAAATTCAACAAAAACCGGATATTCGCTTTCCGCGAAATCTGGAATCGCCGTCTTGATGAGGTGCGTGAAATCCTGACCGTTAATATAAGGGCGCATAACTTGTTGTTACCGCAACACACCACCCTGATAGAAATCGTTAGCGGCTGTTGTGACCGAATCGTCGGCAACATCCACACGAACGCTGGTCGCATCGATAGTGAATAGCCGATTCAAACTCGGCACCAGATCAGACCGCACAGGCAGCGCATTGAGTCGAATATCTACTGCGCTATTCTCAATGGATGTTGGTGTAAATCCCGCAATGGTGACGACACCTGTTGCGGCGTCCACCGAGCCAATATCATCTTGCACGATAACCAACGTCTGCGCCGCACTTGATGCGCTGTTCGCCAATCCAACGACCCGCAACACAGTATCTGCTTCGTCAAAATAACAATTCGTAAACGATACCCCATTCGCGGCGGTATAATCGAAACGATGCCCCGTCAACTGTGTCGAGGGAAGAATGACACTAGTGTTTCCTGTGCGCAACAGTGGAACACCAAATTTAAGTGTCAGCGTATTGCTGGCATTGAGTGTGGGATACGCACGTTTCTGTATCTCCACGCGGGTCAGCGAACTGGAGATAGCTGGATCAGTATCGTCGATGGCACGTGCCAGCCGCGAGAAACGAAATGCGGTATCGAACTTCTCCACAGCAGTTGTCGCATAATCCGAAATACTTGTCTTAATCGCAGCGACCAGCGCGTCTTTACCGAGCGTGGTAGCCCTCGTGTCATACAACGCCTTCGTAGCGATCACCACATAGACATAATCAGGAACCACAATCTCAGGAAGAATCCCAATAATTTGATGCGGGACAATCACCGTCTGCATAATAATATCATGTGTCGAGTCGGTGAAGCGCAATCCCACTTTGGGTTTCAAGGCAATATAGACATGCCCATATGCGGGACGTTCGTTCGCATCGTTGGGGTTCCCATCCTCTCCACCAAAGACATTAATCGCCGCAACGCTATCTCCATACGTCCCAAGAATCAGTGCCTTATAGTCGCCCGCAGTGACACATCGATTCTGTGCGGAATACGTGATCGGCGCGATATAACGAATTTGTTCGATATCTTCCGCGTCGGACCCATTGTAACTCGGGGTGGTATTGGCATCGACCGTCGCCGTTATACCTCGAACGAGCCCAGCGATGGAGGTGTCGTTGATGCGGAAGGGACCATGAATTCCGTTGCCGTCGTCGCCGCGGCTGATGTAATAATCCACAAGGACAATATTGCCATGCACCAACTTCTTCCCGATGACACCATTACCAAATGTCAATTCGGGATAGCCGCTATACGCCTCACTTACCAGGAAAATCGCATTGGCATTATTGACAAGTGCGATACTAGTGGGTTGGAGGAACGTCGTGCGTGTATTGGCGGCCGCGCTCTCCTGCACAACGACAGTGATGTGCGAGAAATCTGCGTTCGCATTGGGCAGAATGAAGCGTTGCGTCGGGTCATTCACATCAACCGTGAATTGTTGTGACGCAGGGCGCCCCTCAACCAACAGCACACCCGATGCTTCATAGTTGTTTGCGTAGCCCGTGGTAGTATTCTGAAGCAGCGGTGTATCGCCCACCGCATAGAACAGGTAAGATGTATCGTTAGTCAGTTCGAACTTTGTGTTCTTGGGCAACGTCACGGAGGTTGCCGTGGAACTAGTCATAATCGCCGTCACGTTCGTGGCAATCACCGCACTCTGTGTGCCGTGCGCATTGTATCCCAGCATCTTAGCATGAGAGACAACTGACGAACGGAGTTGCGAGGTGTCCAGAAACGACTCATTGACTGCGGCGGTTACATAATAGTTATTGTAGAACGTCACATACGCCAGTACGCGCGATAGCAAACGCAAACCACTCGCGCTAAAGTCGTAATCCGAAAAGGTCGGATCGGCCTTCATGAAGTCGACCAGATTCTGTAGAATTTGGTCGTAGTCCAATTCTGTGATCGGGAGTTGTGCGGGTGTAGTGGGCATAACTTTATCTTAATCGGCTGAGATATAACGCTAACGTCACGGGTGCTACTTGATTGACAATGTTGAAATGAAGAGTGATATCATACCCCTGTTCATCACTATCGGGCGTCACTAGGAGTTGGCGAATGTTCACACGTGGTTCATACGCATCAATCGTGGATTGTATCTCGTGTTTTAGCAGTACCGTTGTAATCGGATTCAAGGGTTCGAACAACAGCGCGGAGATACGCGAACCAAATTCGGGGAAGAACGGCGTTTCTCCTGAGCGCGACATGAGCAGGAGTTTCAGTGATCGTTTGACCGCCTCATTGTCGGTCACCGTCACTACGTCAGACGTCACTACGTTCCGCGCAAATGTCAACGAGACATCCTTGTACGGTCGCGTCTTACTATAGCTGGTTGATATCTCAGGCATATGTCACAAGTATTTAGTGTGTCGAATTTCAATTATTATCACGGCGTCTTGGACCAGCCACCCTGCGGCGGATCATTGGGCGAGGACCCCCACGGGGCCTCGACAAACATCCAGCCAATATGCGCCGCCGGCGAGCCGGAATTGACAATGAAGTCAACTATCTGAAAGTAGTTGCCATTATTCAGTGGTGTGGGGCTCTTATACATCATCACATCGATGCCATGTCCATTGTGTTGGATTTGACCGGAGTTTTTCAAGAGATGCCCCCACTCGGCAGGCATCGCGTGGACCACGGCTTCGACAAATTTCCCAGACCCAAATTCCGCGTCCTCCGTCTCATCACTAAGATCCCAATCAACCCCATTCTCAAAGACACTTTGCACAATACTGAAATGATTACCCATGCTTTCATCGGGAATGCCAGCGCCGCCACGGACGGGGTCGCCGCCGGCAGGCCCCATCGTGTTGTCGTTGGGTGGGTCGATGGTGATCACCGGGTTCAATTTCTTCTGTCGTGCGGCTATTATAATAAGTTCCGCGTCAACCTTCGCCAGATACTCCTGTTGTTTCTTCCACTTGAAGTCCTCCACTACTGCCGGATGTCCTTCGATCAGCCAGAGCCCCGAGTGAAACGTATCATCAAAATCGCGTGTGAGCGCCTCACCTCGCAACCCCGTCGACGAGAACGATACATGAATCCAGGGATCTCGCCGTACACTGAAGTTGAGAATCACCTGATCGAATTGCAATGTTTTGACAATAAAATCCGCAACCTCATAGAGCAACGTATCTGCCGCACTTGGAATTATAATATCCACCGCTTGGCCGCGTTCGTGCTGCCCGATGCCGGTATTCACTTGACGAAACCCACTCGCAATAACAATGGCGGGATATTCCGCCTTGACGGGTTCCAACACATTTTTACACAAGAGCGACAGGTTATAGAGGATATCATCCTCAAGCAATCCAAGCTGCGGAGTAATGCCTTTCTCCGCACACTCCAGCAGGGTCGCACAGGGGGCCTCTTCATTGTCTTCCTTCTGCTTCGCCGCCGCCTTGGCCGCAGCCTTGCTGTCCGATGCCGCCTTCTGCTCAGGCGATTCTGCGTATATCGTATTCGGGTCTTCGCGTATTGCCCGCCTGGTATCAACGGATATGTCGGGGGCCGTCAATCCATATCTTTTTGCCTTACCGAGACCGCCGTTTTTGGGGACGGGGCCTCTGCTGTTGTCCGCACGCACTTCGTAGAATACGCCGAGATTTTTATGGCCCTGTGCGTTGTCTGGGTTGGGGTCGCCTTGTGATATCCCGGTTATGTAAGACGCCCACCACTGACTCCACCCCACATAGACGTAGTTGTCACTCATCACTCGCGGTGTACGAGCCTGGGCCCTCCAGTACGCCAATTCTGTGCCTTCGTCCTTGCCCTCCAGATACTTGGCCCAACCGGTCGTTATACTAATCTGTTTGTTTAGCCATGCGTCGTCTGTTAGATCGCGAAGGACCTCGGCGCCAAGCTCCTCAGCCGTGATTGATACTTCACTCGGCCCAACAAGATATGGCCCGTGACCGAAGAGTGGTTCTTGTCTGAAAGCCATTAGTTAATAATATCTTCGACGAAGTCGTCGATGTCGGAGTCCGTCGTTTGATCCGGGTCGTTAGTGACTTGCGACTGATACACGAAAGGGTCGTCGAGCGAGTTGGAGTTTGGGTACTCGTTGCTGGGGGCCACTAGCACTAGTGGCCGAGGGGCGGCGGTACCGCCGCCGGCGGGGGCGGCGGTGGTAGTAGATGTGACGCCAGTACTACTTTCGCCGGGCGTACCACTCATTTCTTCGTCCAGAGGCTTCGTGATCACCTGCCCACTGGCGATGGCCCGCTGGGTGGTGGGGTCGAGTGGTCGTATATAGTCCTTCGGGTCGAACACGGGTAACGTGGGTTTCGTATACTTGACCTCTTCCTGCGTGAAGGTCGGATTCGTCCCCATCGTCACCTCGGGTTGCGAAAGACTATCCACCAACATTTTCACCGTAAATGTCGTACCTCCAAGTGTGGTGTTGCCCGCGAACACGGTATTCCCGTAATAGTCCGCACGTACCAGGTAATCGATCAGCGGCAAGTTTTCGGGGACTTTGTGCTTCGATTCGGTTGTCATTTTCTGCCCTGCCCACGCGGGTTCCACCGTGAGGCCGTCTTCGATCATGGCGCGCGTATCCATATGCGCCTGATACTGCACAGCATCCTGCACCTCTTCGGGTGTGTCAAACATCAGTTCGCGATAGTCGTTGGCGGCTTGCGTCTTGGCGTGATAGATGAGCGGGTTACCCAACGGATTGTCGCGAGGTTTTGTCGGATTTATTGGATCTGCCGGCTTCGATGGATCATACTCGGGCAAGGGCTCAGGATACTTTATCATTCATCATCTCCCGAAAGTATTCTGACCGCATTCGCCAACTTCTTGAGGGCGTCTTCTGACGCACCTAGTCCCAGGGCGTACGATTCGGACATCGACTTCGTGCCCGCGGCTGCCGCGAGGACGGCCGTCCCGACCGCCGACGCGCCGTTCGACATGAATTCTTCCGAAGTACTCATTGTCTTCATATACGCCCCGGTGATCGTAGCCCTGTCAAAGTCAAGATTCGCTCTACGCAAATCCGCTCTCTCTGTGAGGCCTCGCGCTACCAACGGGTAATCCTCTTTGACCTTCTCCATCAGCAGACCAACGGCGGGGCCCTGCATCGTCATGACCGGCGCACCCGGCAATTTGGCATAGCGCAGATCAATCATCGTACCGTCTAATCTTGCCGTCTCTTTGGCTCTAAGATTGATATTCTGTGCGTAGACATTAAAATCCTTCTTCGTCTGGATATTGATGCCTTCGTCCCCCTGAAGATGCACTTCGCCCTTTGAGTGTATTGTCGCATTCCCATCGACAGAGAAGTTACAATCTCCCTTGACTTTGACATTATGGTCGCCCATGCTAATCTGATAGCCGTGGGACATCGACTTATACACCACTTTGCCATCGGGATGCATCTCGACGAATGACCCTGAGCGATGGAAAATATGGACACGTTCCGCACCCGGTGTATCGTCCCACTCTTCCACGTGCCCCGATTCTGTCTGGCGCACGTTGTTGTGGGGAAACTGCGCAGCATACGGCGATGGAGGTTCGCTCCAGTTGCCCCCGCCCGACGCACCACCTTTCTTATCCGTGAAGATCATGTTCAGGCTCGCGTGGAACGTCGGCATATTCCTGAAACTTTTCAGTCTGTCTGCCACATCGATCACGTTACGGGTCCAGTAGCTTGGTGCGCCAGAACCGACCGCGATACCAATCGCCAACAACTTCCGCTTGTCTTTAAGCACAAGGTCAAGCTGCGCGGCCGCACCACCCATTGCCAACCGAGGAATTGATGGGCGATCAATATCGTCCTTCTGTGGGTTGGCACGCCGGTCACGATTCTCTTGAATAATAACACCGACCGCAGTAGCAGCCGACGCGATTTTCGCGAATTGTCCTGCCATCGCAGCAATTCGTGCTTGTTTTTGTGAGAGTCTTTTCGTAAGTGAGGTTCGGGCCGAGGCCGTGATATTCTTCAGCGGGCCCGCTTTCATACCAGAGAACTGCACCAATGCGGAGACATCGAAGGCGGCCGCGTTGTCCGCCACTTGAAACGCCGCATCTGCTATCGAACCGCCCCCCAACATTCTGTCTGCTTCGTCGCGAAAACCGCTGGCGGCATTCGACAATTGTACGGAAAACGAAACCGCCTGCTCGCGCCTTATAATGGCGTCTCTCGCCGCACTAAAAGCGCCTGCGGTCATCGACGCAGCATTCACGACGGCACCCAGTTTTCCCAGCTTACCTGGCTTGGAAGATGCTGGCGCACCGGTGCGACTCAGCGGTGGCGCCGGGCCTATCGCGAGTTCTGCGACCGTCCGCAGATCAACAAATCCTCTGCAATTACTCATTATTCACTATCGTCTTATGGATTGTAGGCTTGGGGAACGGCGGGCAGCACTCCAAAGATGATAGGCTGTTGCCCCAAACGTGAATCCAAAAAGAATCCCATCACCCAGTCCCCATGTCTATAATTAGGGAGATATCCTGCGTGCGTGACCGGTACCAACGGATACGCCCACGG